AACCTTGAAACTTTATTCTTCTATTAGAATCTTCTAAAGGAGTTGCATGTACTTTGCCAAGTATTCTTCCTTCTGAATCAACAATATAATCATTAGCAGCAACAATGCCAGCCATACTACTAGTTCCTTGTAATGTGTTGTTTGTTGTGTTATAATCGGCTGCGTCAAGGCTGCTAAAATAAGAAGCCAATGAAACAGGTAAAGTAGCAGTATAGGTAAATTCTGGAATAGTTGTTTTACCATCAGGAATATTTTCAGGGTCTATTTGATTAAAGGCCCAATCAAAACAAATTTCAGTTAATCTCATTATTGAAAACCTGCTAAGAGAAGAAGGTGTTTTGTCAGCAGACAGTATTCTACCTGTACTATAAGAAGAATCTACTAAATTAAGTGAATTAGTTACACCTAGTATTCTTGCTTCTTTAGTATCTCCTTCGCTAGTAATAATAGGTTGTTTTAGTCCGAAAAAGGAATAGTTAGAAATATCTCTAGTTGTACTATTCATTAAACTATCAAATCTTCTAGAAGAATAAGGGGTAATATCTGAAGTAGTAAATAAAAACATTCTGCTTATTTTAGGGTCTATTAAATCCATAGAATTTTTAATAGTATAGGGATTAGTATAGTTATAATTCTGCGACCCATTTTGTGAAAACATTACAGAGTCATAAGTTCCATCTTTTTTATGAACAGTAGTGTCAAAAAATCTAGAGCCGCTAACAGGAACTAATCCTCTAGATTCCGGTAATTTATGATTATAAACTACCCCTCCCCCTGTAGATAATCCAGTTTTTCCGACACCAACAATATGATTATCTGATGTACCTGATATAAGAGTATAGCCCGGATTAAATCTATAAGCAGTAGCATAATATGGTATTTTACTTAGAGTACCCGCATAGTATTCTTTATTAAAAGCAGTTCCTCCATTTGTTAAAGCAGTAGAACCATCAACTTTAGCATCATAAAACATACTAGGAAGATAATTATTATAATTGCCTTTTTCTAAATTAAATATTCTATAATAGGCAGGGCCATATTTTTCTGAATAACTTACTGCACTACTAGGAGTTGAGTAATATAACTTATGATTAAATACCATAGACAGACTATCATCAGTTGCTCTTGAATCTAATAAACTAATAATTTTACCACCATGTAAATGTGCGCCATTTAAGAAATTTAATTCATGGGTCAATTTAGTAGTTTCTCCATAATTACCAGAAGGTTTAATGCTTTGTATAGCAGAACCATCAGGAATTTCTTCAGTAATTACCCTATCAAAGTAAAAAGGATGAGCGGTACTAGAAGCATTTGGAATTGCTTCAGTAAGTAAGCCTTTAAATAATCCATTAATATAAATAGGCTCACCATGATATTTTCTAGGACTAGCAATCGAAGATAAAACTTCGTCACTAGAATTACCCAATATGGTATTATAAAGACCTAAGTAACTTGCATAATCGTCAGAAAGAGTTCCTAATCCGGTTCCATTAAAAGTAGTATCTCTAACATTACCGTAGTTAATATCTACCCTTCCTAATGTTAATGGCATATAAGGTGCTATTTCAACCAAACTAACTCCATCATCTTCACTTATAGATAATACTTCAAAATCAATAAGAGTATTAATGGTATCAATGCTTTCATAAGTTTTAGAAGCAGCATTGTCATCTATTCTTCCTTGAAAAATAGAATCGCTTTTCATATTCCTAGTATCGCTAATATAATAACCTACTGCTTTAGCATCATTAGCAGTTGAAACAGTAGTATTAACTAAAGTAGTGCTTTCTGCACCAGCACTTGTTAAAGATACACCGCTATTAAAATACATTCCTTTTCCAGATACTCCATTTAAGGAGGCCGCACTATCTAAAGTAGCATTAGAAGATAGTGCTTTATTGAATATAATTTGTTTTGAATCACTAATATATCCATAATCATTACTACTTGCTGTACTACTAATACTATATGGTTTATCTTCTAAAGTAAATACATCTGAAGTTGAAATACCTGCTATTTTTCCAACATATGATATAGTTCCATGTTCAGCATGTTTCAAAAATACATGCTTGCCCGCATCAGTTTCAGTTGTTAGGCCATGATTAGTTAAAGTAACACCTACATTAGCCAAATTAACTGCCATATTTGTTTCAGTTCCGGTAATAGGAGTAATTTTATTATATGGACTACTTGTGGAATAAATTATATCTTCTGAATGAACAGTATTTTTATTAATAACCGGCCCAAGTAATTTCCTTATTTCTGAACGGCCCGCAAACTCCATAATTGTTTGTCCATTCTTTTTATAATTTGAAAGTTTTTCAATGTTACCTGTGAATTTTTCAACTTCTATATAGTAAGAACCCTCCATATAATCTAAAGCAGAATGAGTGGTGCTTTGACTTGTTGTAGGAAAACTTAGCGTTAAAGTCTGTTGTATTTTATTAGACCCTGTAACTGTTGCTTCTAAAAAACCAAACTCCTTAGAAATTAATTTAACATATATGGTTTCATTTCTATTTTCTAATATGTCAAAAGTAGTCAATAGCGTCTTATCAGTATTATTCCATGCTCTTCTATAAATAATTGCATCTTCATCTAAAGTATAAGAGGCAGAAGCGAATATTGCATCTGTTTCTGCTCTCCTTTCTGCTCTAAAAGTTATATCTTGTTCTTTACCGCTTGATGCTGAATTGTTAATGCCATCAATATTGTCAACAATATAAATATGAGAACCTATTTTGACTTCATCCCCTTCATTTAACATATTGTCTAAATCATATTGAGTAGTAAAGGTGTATTCATTACTTGTACTAGTTGCGGTTTTTATTGTTGCTTTTAGTGCAAACCAATCATTAAAACTTGCTCGGAATAACCTATGTCTAATTCTTAAATTATCAAAATTTGAAATTTTCTTTCCAAGTATTCTATTACTATCTACAACTTTTCCTTCTGTATAAGTTCCTCTATTACCAATAGATTCTTCTAATGTTAAGTCTATAAGACTATCTATTTTATTTGCTTTATTTGGGGAATAGTCATAATGAGTATATCTTATTGGGCCTCTATATTCTATTGTACTTTCAGCAGTAGTAATTTGTGCATCTGTATCTCTTCTTGCATTAGGAAAACATTCTTCGTAATCTGTAAAATCAACAGGAAGAACTGCGTTAAGACTCGTAGATGAAGTATCATATTCATTAGGTAAAGAATATGCTGTATTTGCATGAGAGCCACCACCGCCACTTTCAGTATAAGCGGGATAATCTAAATCTTTTAAATTATCAGTTAATTTAACATTTAATGAAAACTTACTATAATCTATTATTTTCTTACTATAGTCTTCTTTAGTTAAAAAGGTATTAGTAGTATCATTTAAAGTAACTGTTCCTGTTCCTGCTTGTTCTTCAAAAACCATAAAATATTTAGTATTATGGTCTAATTCATTTTTTTTATCTAAATTATCATTAAAGAAATAAAACAAAGGTCTAGCGCAAACCCAATTATTTTTTAAATCACTTTTAATACCTGCTGATACTGCTAAAATCTTACAACCTCTTGCAGTATCAAGAACAGGTTGACCTTTCCAAATCATTAATTTAGTATCTTTAGGTATTTCATTTCCTAACTTTGGTTCAAATTCAAACGAATCCCCGTCAATATCATTATTTTTAACTTCTTTTATTCTAGCAAAGTGATGTAATAAATGATTATCAGAATAAATCAATACATAATAGTTATCTGTATCTAAATCAATAGTATTAAGTCTTTGTCCTGTATTTGTAGCAGAATCATAACAATGTATTTCAAATCCAGAAGTAGTTGATAAGTTAGAAATCTCACCACCTTGAGAAACAAAAGTTTCAGTAGCATCAGGGGTTTGTTCATAAATAACTGTAAATAATCTATCTGTTCCAGAATAAGTATCAAAGGTAGTAAATCTAGGATTTGTAGGAACATTATAATTAGTTTTATTAAAAGTAGCAGTATAAGTTGCTGACCCACTACTAGCAAGTGCATTACCAGAAAGAGTCAATTGGTCTGAGCCTAAATTAGTAGCCTCAACATAAGTATTATCATCAATATAGGTTCCTGTTATTCCCATACCAACATAACAATTTCCTGTAAAATTATTTACTGTTCTATTACCATTAGTAGTAATAGAACCTGTTATGGACTCGCTACTTAGTGCAAATATTCTTGTACTCATAAGTCCACTTCCTCAAATCTAAGATATAACAAAGTATTATTATAATTAGGTAATAAATTATCTGTTCCTAACATAGTTGAAACTTTATTCATTAAAGATAATTCATGGAACTCACCCATAAATTGTTTACAAGTTGTAGCGGCAGATGGGCCGGTAGCAGTACCACTATTAAGTACATCATTAATTCCACTAACTGTCATATCATTTAATCCATTAGACCCAATATAAGTATCTGTTTTAGCAAAAGAAAAGTCTTCAACCAACTCATCACCGCCATGTTTATCTGTTTTAATTAATATTCCATTTAGATAGATATTAATGTTTTTATTAGTTTTATCAAATACACAACCAATATGAAATTGCTGGTCTATGTAAGATGCGTGTTTATAAGTTGGAAGAAATAAAGCGGTTCCGTCTGCTAAACCGCTAGAATATGCGGTGCTAAGAGTAGTTGTAGTGCCGCTAACATTACCAACAGTGCCTAACGAAGTGAAGTTGAATCCGTCACGAATATACAACTCTTGAGATACATTAGGCGGTATTATGTTATTTGCAGTTGTGGTAATTGTGGCTGAACCGGCTGAATGACCTCCGGTTGCTACTTCTGCTACTTTAGCATATTTAACTCTCCCATTTGAACCAAAGCCGCTAAATAAATCTGCACCATTTGTTGAATTATATTTAAATGTATGGCCTAAACTTGGAGAAATAACTACATCGGAAGTAACTGTCTTAGTAGTAGTACCAATAGTTATGGCTACTTTAATTTTGTATTCTGCTGGATTATTCTGAGTATGTGTTGTTGAATTTAATAATGAAATTTTAAAGTTATCATTATTGAATATCATCATTTCATGCCCTATTCTGTTGGCTCTTGTTAAATAAATAGAAGCGGGTTCATGTGCTAATGTAAAAGAAGAAGCCGCAGAATTAGGCATTACTTTTTTACTATCTAATCTTTCTCCACCAAGTCCTAATTTAGTGGAACTAAGATTACTTACTGATTGATGCGCCCCATTACCATTAATTTCATAAGGAGTAACTATTGCTTCAAAAGTAAATGAACCTTCATGGCCCCATAAACCGTAGCCTACATCTGTAATAGTTTTTGAATCACTATCGGTATCTGGAATATTATCGCTATAATCTAACTTAACAAAGGCATTACACATTATAGGAAAAACCAAAGACCTTTGTTTTCCTACTAATGCTTCATACATAATATCACGGCCTTATTACTGCGGCTTCAAATTGCATACTAAAACTCAAATCAATGGCTTCTGCTTCCATATTAAAACTAAAACTTCGTATAAAACCGGTTAATCCTGTAGCGGTATCTAAATCAGGAAAACTTGACAATCTTTTTGTTACTCCAGAATTATCTCCAAAACCCTCTGCCCCTCTCGAAGCAAAATTAAACGGTACTAATGTTGATGCTCTAGGGGCATAAGCATTACTAACTTTAGAAGGATATAATATAATTAATTCATTAAATGCTTGATTACTTTGTAATCCTGTTGAATCAACTCCTGATGCAATCATTTGCGCTACTTCGTGAGCAGTATAAGTTAAAGAAGTAGTAACTTCCGTATCATCATCAGCAGTAGGTGTCCTACTTTTACTGATAGTTGTTTCTGAAATAAAACCTTGTAAGTCTATAGTTTTTGTAGCCATTCCTAAATCTAAAGCAGCAGTTATAGATTCTCCTGTAACTACTCCTGAAAATGGAATAGGGAAAGAAGGTATTGTTTTACTTACTGAAACTCCAACTGATGTAACATTTAATGGAATAGTATTTTTAGTTAAATCAGTTCCGCTATAATTTCCTGTTTTTAGATAAACATATGTCATTTAATCACCCCATTGTTCTTGAAGAAGTAGTTCTATTCATTTTGTTATTAACCATTGTTCCTATCTTATCTGCAATTCTTCTCAATTCTCCATCAGAAGTGTCTCTTGCATTAATAGTAATATGATTATTAATTACTGTGGAGCCTCCGGCATTCATTGATTTACTTTGTGAATTAGAATAAACTCTTGTACCGGCTGGTAATTTAACTAATTCTGGCCCTTTTTCACCTACAAGGTTCACATTACCGCTAGTTAGTCCTCCTGTGGATAATCCTAATATTGATTTATTTTCATCCCACCATCCTTTATCGGGGTCGTCAGTTAAAGCATCTTTAATTGAATCTACTGCCTTTTCTAACCAACCAATAAATTTTTGCAAACCTTCAACAATAAAAGTAATTACCTTTTTAATACCACTAAAAATTGGGTCCCAATATTTAGAAATTAATTTATATATTCCTGCAAATAATATAATTCCTACTATAAGAGGCAAAGCGTATATTCCTGCTAAAGTTAATAATATACCTGCAACATATTTAATAGCCCAAGCAGCAAGAATCCATTTACCTATTTTCCATGCTCCTGACAATATTTTATCTCGGAACTCGGCATCACCAAAAAATTTAGCAATAAATGAAATTAACATATCCCAAACAACTAGCAATAAAGTCCATGCAGTTTCTAATACAAGCCACCCCACAGTAATTAGAATATCTAAACCAAA